ATACTCCAACGATAACTCTTGTTTCAAATAGAACTAATAACACTATTAACAGAGGTCAAGATATAACTCTTACATGGAGTGCGTCTGCTGTAGCTCTTGGTGTTGACAGCACTACAATGACTGCTGTTGTTAATCCTGGCACATCTGGTAGTTTAACAACAATTCCTTCTACAGGAAGTTATAATTACACATTTACAGCAACAAATGCTTCTGGCACTGCTACAATAACATTAACTGTTATTACTAATCTTCTTTTACCAACTGCGAGTCTTACTTCAAATGATCCTCAGGGAGATAATACAATTATTGTTGGAGATTCACAGTCTGGTGATCCTACTACATTAACCTGGAGTGGAGGAGGATACGACATTACCGGTTATAGTATGACTGGGGTTGCAACCCCAGGATCTAGTGGTTCTACTAGTGTGAGTCCTAATGTTGCAACAACATATACGTATACAGTTACAAATGCTACTGGTTCTACTAGTGCTAGTAAAACAATTACTGTTTATACTAGACCAGTTATTACACTTACTGCTCCCACTAGTACTATTAGTCGAGGGGCGGGTCTTGCTTTAACATGGGCTACGACAGGAGATGCATCTAGTATACAATGGACAAATGGCACTCCTGTGCCCACTAGTACAAATATTAATGGTACAGCATTAGTTTATCCTCAGAATAGTACTCAGTACTGTGTTATTGCTACTGGTAATGGTGGAATTAGTTCGACTGTTTGTTTTGATGTAAATGTTGTTGTACCAGATCCTAGTATAACTGATTACGACACTACATTTTATTCCGATGGTACTGCATATATTCCCCCATGGGCAATCAACGTAACTGCTGATATATCAGCAGGAAGTGGTGGTACTGGTGGTACTGACTCAGGTGGTTCTGGTGGTGGTGGAGGTTCTGGTAGAAGAGCAATTTTTTATTTTCCCGATTATGTTGAAAGAACATTTACTATACGATTAGGTAATGCAGGATCAAATGGATTTGGTTGTGTAGCAAATAGTGGATCGGGTAGTGGTGGATCTTCTAATCTTGCTATTGGTGGAAGAGGTGGTCGTAGTGGTCCTTCTGGATGCTCTGGTGGCGGTGGTGGCGGTGGCGGTGCCAGCGGCGTTTACGACTCTCTTAAGAATGGATATGTTGCTGTTGTAGGCGGTGGTGCCGGTGGCGGTGGTGCTTCTTGGAATAGAAATGCTGTTGGTAATACTGGTCAGGCAGGAAAAGGATTGTACAATGGAAGTTTGAGTAGTATTCAAAATGGTGATCAAGGTGATGACTGCCCGACTGATGGCGGTGGTGGCGGCGGCGGTGGTGGTGGAGCTGGTGCTCGTCCCCGTGGTGATGGTGGAGCGTTTGGATTAGATAATAATGTAGGTGGATACGCAGGACAAGGTGGCGGATCAAGTTTTGACAACAGTTATTGTAATTTTAATTTTGATACAGGAACAGCTAATTATGGTAATGGGTGGGCTAGGGTAAGATATAACCTAGGATCTCCAGAAATTACTAGTTTTACTGCTACTCCTAATGCTATTATTCAGGGAGCAAATGTTACATTAGCATGGACATCAAATTTCTCTATTACTGGAAGTATTGATCAGGGTGTTGGTTCTATTGGTGTCCCAGATGGATCGATTGTAATTTCTCCTCAATCTAGTGGACAATATCAATTAACAGTTATTGGTCCTGGCGGATTAAACACTGATACTGCAATCGTAAATATTACTGTTTACATCCCACCAGTGCTTGTACTTACTTTGGATGTTGTATCTATTATTGTTGGTGGTAGTACAAATCTTTCGTGGTTTGTGACAGGAGATGGCGATACTTTGTATTGGACATCTGGTGGTATTACAAATGCTAATTTAACCAGTTTTTCAACTGTTAATCCATCTGTCACTACAACATATAGTGGATATGTTACTGGTCTTGGTGGAACTTCGCCAATTGCATCTGTTGTATTGATTGTATATTATCCTCCAACTTTAATTGTAAATTATCCAGCAGCAATTGATTATGGTCAGCAGTCAACAATTGAATATGAAGGAGATTATGCAAATACATCAGTGACATTGTCTGCTACTTACAATTACGATTTTGTTCCTGATACTACCGGCAATGCAAGTTTAAATACAGCATCTTCTGCTGAATTTGGACCTAACTCTTCGTATAGTGGAACATATAATACAAATATTGTTTATACTGATAGAGGTCCACTTAGCATAAGTTATGTTATTACTGCTACTGGTAGTGGTGGGTCAATTACCGAAACGTTTACAGTCCCTATTAATGTTGATACAACACCAGACAATATGACCATTGAAGAATCAGAAGAGTTATTCAAAGATCAGGTTCCGGTTGTAACACCAGATTCTATAATTTTAGGTGAGTTTTATGAAGTTGAAGATGTTGATATTAAAGTAGAAGTCAAATCTGATTGGCCAATCAATGTAGATATCAATAAGCAAGACGACTGGCAACAGGTAAGAGAAATCTAAATACTACTAGTGTAGGAATAGATTAAAATGCCACTAACAACAGTTGTTGAGGATTCTGGCAGTATTGTTGTAGACACTTATGTCTATAGTTTACAATTCACTATGCTTGGCGCAAGCGGAGGTGGAGAAAATGTTCAGGCTAATGCTGGATTGACTGCTACTGCAGGAACTAGTGGTGGAACAACTAGTTTTTTGGGAGTTTTTGCAACTGGTGGTACGGGGGGAGGAATTGGTGGAAAAAATAGTGCAAGTTCGGGAGGAGTATCTTCACTAGGATCTTTTTGGGATGGTACTGGTGTTTCTTTCACTACAGCAGATGGTTCTGGTGGTGGTCTTCCTTCTGGTGGCAATGGTGGATCTTCTCAAGGTCGAAGTGGTGGCGCTGGATCTGATGGAAATAATACATATACTTCATCTTCCTATCACGTTTTTAACAATAGCGAAACTGAAACCGTTAATGGAGTGCCGCCAAATGGTCATAATTTTTCGTCATCAGGTTCCACTGCTGATATTATAATGGACTATTATAATCCATCTGCTGAGGGTATAAATGGCACTACACCTGCAGGTGGTAAACATTATGGTTTTTCTTTTGCCAGTCCTTATATAGATAACAATTGGTCTTATACTATTACTACATCTGGAACAACAGCTGCTGGTGGTGGAACAAATGGTGGACCATATGGTTTAAATGGAGTTGGTAGTAAAAGTCAATATGGAATGAAAATTTGGTTTCAAACTTCAGGTGGTGGAAATACTTATATTCGTGATTTTGCTATTACAACCACTGGTACTAAAATAGGTGCAAGAGGTAGAGGTGGTGGTGGCGGTGCATATATTAGTTCTAGTGTTATATCTCGGGCAACATTGGAATCAAAAGGTTTTACTGCTGGTCTTGAAACTCTCCTAAGTATTGGTTCTGCAGGAACTAGCGGTGGTACTACTGGTGGTTGTTCTAATGGAACACGAGGTCGGGTTACTACAGTCCAGGTTATTTACCCTCAAGTATATCTCACTGCTTCTGTCGTATCTATTATCCTAGGCGGAACTGTTGATTTGGAATGGTATTCTGCTGGTGATCTAAATGCTATTAGATGGCCATCTAATGCAGATATTAGTAATGGTAATATTGAGAGTAACAGTACTGTTACTCCTACAGCTACAACAACATATAGAGCTGAAGGATATAATACTGGAAATTCGGAATTGGTTTCATTTAATCCTGAATCTTCAGTAACAATTACTGTATATGAACAACCACGCGCAGATAAATTTGTTACACCATTAACAATTAATTACGGTGTAGCAACTATTGATGTGGAATACGAAGTTTATTATGCAAATACTGAGTTAAAATTGGAAGTATTTAAATCGGGATATGATAGAGGTCCCAATCAAGGAAATACAGTTTTACATCAAACAATAAATTTAACATTAGGAGGAACTGCAGAGGCAGGACAAACAGCATTAGGTAAATCATCAGGAATAGAAAATATTCCGGTAGTGTGGGATGATTATGGTCCTAGATCTTATGTTGTTAAACTTACTGCAAATGGTAATGGTGGAAGTTTTATATTGCAAAACACAATTGCTGTTGTAATTGATGAAACTCCAGATAATCTGGTAATTGAAGAATCAGAAGATTTATTCAAAGATCAAGTTCCTGTTATAAACCCAGAGTCTGAAATTCTGAGTGAGTTTTATCAGATCAATGGTATTGATATTCCTGTAGAGATTCTATCTGATTGGCCAATCAATGTAGATATTGATAAAAACAACGATTGGAAACAGATAAGACAAATTTGAGTCAATAAATAATACTATTGGAATAGTAGACTAAGGAATGACATATTCGTTCGCACCTAATGGACAACCGTTGTATGTTGCTGAAGGTGAATTCTTACAATTTAGATTCAAAGCTCCTAATACGTGGGATACTACTAGAACGGTAACTATTCGTATTGGTGATCTGGATCAATTCTGGTTGCTCACCACTATTCCTGAGGATTTTACTCCAGATCCATTTCCTTTTACAGATATTCCTGCAGATCCTGGTGCTGAATTGAGCACTCTATTTACTACTGATGTAGTATTTAATCCACCAGATGGAGCTCCAACTACTTCTTTGACTGGATTAACACCAGGAACACAAGCATCTCTTTTCTTGGGATGTAATGTCTCGGGAAATGAAAATATATACGCGATGCGTATTGACCCTCTTGGTGATGGTAATTTTGGTCCATGGATTCAAGGTGATGGAACACAGGTTGTGGAAAATGGTGCAAAAATTCAAGTACGTGCCAGATCTTCTGAATTTATTGTATCACCTACAAGATTGACGCTTGTTATTGGTACTTCCAATGAAGTATGGACAATTTTTACTAGGGCAGGAGTTATCAATGAACCAAATCCTTTCCCTGATTTTACAGATTTAGATGATCAAGATTCAAACACATATTGTTATACTCCAGAAGTTATCAGACTTCAGGGATTGATTGCTGATGCAGATCTTATTTTAACATCTCCTGGCGAGTGGGCAGTTTCTAGTACAGGAAATACAACAACTGATGCTAATGGATTCCAAGTTTTAAGTGGTGCAACATTTACTAATGCTCCCGGTACGGTTGCAAATGGTGATTATTTACAACTTAGAATGTTGTCTTCCTCTAATCCAATTACTCCACTAACTACTAACCTCAGTATTGGTACTGAAGCAAATGGTAGTGATTGGACAGTAAAAACAGGAGTCAATCCATCAGAAAATCCAAATAGTTTTTCTTTCCCGGATATTGTTGGTGCTATTGAAGATACATTAATTGGGTCAGAAATAAGACCTCTTGGTGGAATTACAGGACTTGGATCTGGTATATCTGTTCCAGTGACCGTTGTATCTACAGATGCATCTCTTGTACGTATCAAAAAAAATACTGGATCTATTGGTGTATTTCCGACTACAGTAGAAAATGGAGATACAATACGCATTTACCTCCAATCGTCGGCAGCATTTAGTGATACAAAAAGTTTACAAATTAAAGTTGGTGATAGAACTATTTCAACATGGCAGGTACAAACTAGTGCTGGACCAGATACTGATGCAGATTGGTCTCCACCACCTAATAAAAACAATCAAATTCCATCATCATTTGTATCAAGTAATCCTATTACTGTTACTGGCATCAATCGACCAATTACAATCCAAAGTGTAGCAGGATATAATGCTCTAATCTCTATTGACTATGACACTCCTATACTTGGTCCAAGAACATTTGACCCTCTTGTAAATTCTACTTTCTATGTTGTTGTTCAGGCAGCAGATCAACTAGGCACTCCAGAAGTAACAACAATTCAATTGGGAACTGGTAATCCTAATCAATTTCAATGGCAAGTAACAACTTATGTAACTGTACCTCCATCAGCATCAAATGTAGGAATTTGGTATAGTAAGAAAAATTCTTCTTTCGATACAGAAGGATGGATAGCAGCAGGTTCAAATCCAAGCAATGCTGGTGATTATTATACAGAACCTAAACTAGATGGTTATTCTATTGGAACAGTTTTACCAATCCTAAAAGAAGGTGTCGATAATTATGGTGATCTAGATGGAGATTTAAGCTCTAGATATCCAGGATTTATTAAATGTGAAGGTCAGAGTTTAGATATTACTCAATATTTTATGCTATTTGATGTGATTGGATATAGTTATGGTGGATCTGGATCTAATTTTAATCTTCCTGACTATAGAAATAGAAGAATATGTGGTATTGGACCAGTTGATAACCAAAGAGGAAACTCTGCTGCATTGCCAACAGATACTGGTGGAATTGATGTTCCAGGATCTGAGGGTGGATTCTGGTATTTTAATAAGATTGGTTCTCGTGGATCTCAACCATTAGATCAGGTCCAAGGTGTTGATGCTGGATTGGAACCAGGAAGTTTAGATAGTGATTATTTCTCTTTGGGAACAGTTAGACTATCTGGATTGAGCACTATAACTGAAATTATTGCTTTTGTAGTAAATCCAAATGGATTTGTAACTGCACAAATTGGTCCTTTATCATCAGTTAAAGTAGGTGTGCCGCAACATGATCATATGTACATATCTGCAGTTACTGAAAGTGATCGTGGTGATCCATTACTTAGATGGGGTGGAACTTCTAGAGGATTGATGGGCACAAATTCACAAGCTAGTTATAGTACAGCATCAGCAGAGAATTCTGAAGAAATTTGGCAAGAATGGGTTAAATGGCTTAGTGCTTTGAGAAATTTCAAGCAGGAAATTATCAAGTATTTGGGTAGTGAAGAAGCATATGAAACATGGGTTAGAGCAAATTTTCCTTCTAATGACCCAGTAAACGAAGAACCACCAACATTCTCCATTGACTTTTCACCTCTCGAATCATCTGATTTTGGTGATACTTCTGATGACGACGAGTTTGATATTGAATTCTTGACATGGTGGTTATCTCCTATTGCACCATTAGCAAGTGCTACATTAACAGAGACAGGATCAGCACCCCGTACTCAGGGTTCTAGCAGAAACTGGGGTTGCGTATTTGATACACAACCATCAACATTTAGAATTGATAATTATCTTTCTACTGCAACTGGTACGGAAACATTAACACACCGTCATTTGCTAACTGAAAATCCTGTTACTAATATCCAAGCAGATTTTACTGGTGGTAATTTAAATGATGAAGGTTCTAATACTAATGGTCTTGGATCTGGTCTAGGTGGTGGAATTGCTGGATCTTTACTAACCTTTAATATATGGTGGTCTAATAGATATGTTGACGAAAATGGCAACGGCGTACCAGGGGGTGGTGGTGTTGGTGATGGTTCAGGTGGAATATTTTTCCCAGGGGGTGCTGGTAATTGGTCTTATAGACAAGCTGGTGCTAGTGAGTGGACTAGTGCAACTGACGAAGAAACCAGGGATGAAGATATGCTTGGTGGCAGTGGATCTGGTATGCGTTTAAGAATAACATATCAAGCATGGCCTTCTCCTTCAGGTGGTGTTGGAAACGATACTAGAATACGTGTTGATCAGATTCTAAATGCTGGCTCTGGTTATTCTGTGGGAGATATACTTTCCACTCAATACTGGAAT